ACTATTAATATCGATCATCAAGTAGAAGCATATCTAGTCCATCTGTATGCAAATTATATGGACAAGCCATTTATCAATACTGAGCCAGTCTGCATTAAACTACTAGAATCAACAAACGAACCAGTCACAAAGCGTATACCATTACTAGAAGAAGTAGGCAATGAATGCTTATTAGTTCATAGTATGGAATGGGGGAAAGCTCGATGGCCCACTGAAACTTACTATCAGGAAATGGGGCAAACTGCATACACTACGAGAGCATTTATAAAAAATCCGCCGGATATGCTATATGATGATCTAGCAATGGAATTCAGCACAGCAACCAAAATCCTACGTAGGTGTAGAATAAATTAAGGTAGGTGTTGACAACGCATAATTATTAATGTATAATAATGTTTATCAATCAATGGAGAAGAATGATGTCAAGAATGTATTCAAGTGATCAAAAAGCTAAACTAATACAGCTAGTTAACGAAGGTATAGCAGTATTACAAGAAGTTGAAGATTTATCAAGTGGCCTTAATGACACTGTTAAAGCAGTAGCAGAAGAAATGGAAATTAAACCAAGTATACTTAAAAAAGCAATTAAGATTGCCCAAAAATCAAGATTTACAGATACTAAAGCAGACCATGAAGATCTAACAGATATATTAGAAACTGTTGGGCGGACTATTTGATTGCTAACACAAAGCAATTTTTCATAAAAAGTTATCGAGCTGATCCTATAGCATTTTATTTTGAAGTGCTTAGTTTTGTCTTTACGGTAGCGGCAAGTTTAGTACTAGCTATCAATGCGGCCAATCCTAATATGCTAATTGTATATCCTGGGTTCTTTGTTGGATCTGTAAGTGCTATTGTTGCTTATATGAGACGAGGTATTGCAATTCCAATGATACTAACAACATACTTTGCTGTAACTAACATATACGGATTTGGAAGAGCAAGTTATTGGTGGTAGACAAAGAATGTAAAGAAGTGTATAATATAATTATAGGTTCGCACACCTTATGTGCAAGACACAAGGCCATCCAGCCATAAATGGAGAATAAATGAGTTACATAGACGCATTGTTTGATCGACAGAAAGATCGAATATACATTGTTGAAAGGAATAACGGAGTAAGGGAATATACAGAATATCCTGCTAATTATACTTTCTATCACGATGATCCAAAAGGTAAACACAAAACTATATATGGCACGCCAGTGTCTAGGTTCAGCACACATATAGGTAAAGAATTTCACAAAGAAGTAAAAATTAATTCAGGGTCTGGCAAAAAAATATGGGAAAGTGATATCAATCCTGTGTTCCGTTGTCTGTCAGATAATTATCTCGGTAAGAATGCACCTAAGCTACATACAGCATTTTTTGATATTGAAGTCGACTTTGACGCTGACAGAGGATTTAGTAAACCAGAAGATCCATTTAATCCAATTACAGCAGTTAGTGTATATCTAGATTGGATGGAGAAATTAGTTACCATGGTAGTTCCACCTAAGTCAATGAGTTGGGAAACTGCTGAAGAGATATGTAAGAAATATGATAACTGTTTCTTAATGGAACGTGAAGAAGATCTTATAAAAACTTTCTTAGATATAATTGAAGATGCTGACATACTATCAGGTTGGAATTCAGAAGGATTCGATATTCCATATATGGTGCAACGTACTAATCGTGTATTAAGTAAGGATGATACTAGACGTTTCTGTTTATGGAATCAATTTCCTAAGCAGAGAGAGTTTGAACGCTTTGGTGCTAGCAATATGACCTTTGATCTAATTGGTCGTGTGCATATGGATTATATGCAACTGTACAGAAAGTACACATATGAAGAAAGACATTCATATTCATTGAACGCTATTTGTGAATACGAACTTGACGAACTTAAAACTGAATACGAAGGAACTTTGGATCAACTGTATAACAAAGACTTTGAAAAGTTTATTGAATATAATAGACAGGATACTGCACTTCTTGATAAACTTGATAAAAAATTAAGATTCTTAGATCTAGCTAACGAACTAGCACACGATAATACAGTGCTACTACAAACAACAATGGGTGCTGTTGCTGTTACTGAACAGGCAATTATTAACGAAGCACATAAATTAGGGTTTGTAGTTCCGAATAGAGTAGGTAGAGATGGTCACGTTAATACAGCGGCCGCAGGTGCGTATGTTGCTCATCCTAAGAAAGGTATGCACGACTTTGTAGGATCGATTGATATTAATTCACTATACCCAAGTGCTATTCGTGCATTGAATATGGGTCCAGAAACTATCGTAGGACAACTACGTCCTACAATGACCGATCACTATATAAGCGAACAGGTTGCTAAAAAGAAATCGTTTGCTGATAGCTGGGAGGGAATGTTTGGATCGTTAGAATACTCTGCAGTAATGAATACTGAAGTAGGTACTGAAATAACTATTGACTGGGAAAACGGAACCAGTGATGTATTAAGTGCCGCAGATGTTTGGAGATTAATATTTGACAGTAACAAGCCTTGGATCTTAAGTGCCAATGGTACTATTTTTAATAATGAAACTAGAGGTATTATCCCAGGGCTATTAGAGAGTTGGTATGCAGAACGTAAGGTAATGCAAAAGAAACATCGCGAAGCAATACAGGCAGACGACAAAGAACAGATAGTATTCTGGGATAAACGCCAGCTAGTTAAAAAGATTAACTTAAATTCATTGTATGGTGCATTATTAAATCCTGGCTGTAGATTCTTTGATCACAGGATTGGTCAGTCGACTACACTAACTGGTCGTGTTATTGCTAAACATATGGATGCGTATATTAATGAATGTATTACAGGTGAATATGATCATACTGGTGATGCAATAATATATGGTGATACAGATAGTTGTTACTTTAGTGTATGGCCAGCTATTAAAGATGATGTTGAAGCTAAGAAAATGGATTGGAATAAGGATCTGGCTGTTAGTCTATATGACAATATATCTGATCAAGTTAATGAAAGTTTTCCAGCATTTTGTGAGAAAGCATTTCACGTCAATAGACAGCAGGGCGAACTAATACGTGGTGGTAGAGAAATTGTAGCATCAAAAGGATTGTTTATCAAGAAGAAAAGATATGCTGTGCTTATATATGATCTTGAAGGGAAACGATTAGATACACACGGAACACCAGGTAAAGTTAAAGCAATGGGATTAGATCTTAAACGGTCAGACACTCCGCCAGTAATACAAAACTTCTTGAGTGATATATTATTAAGTACGCTAACTGGTGGTCAGCGTGATGAAATCATTGCAATGATTAGAAAATTTAAACTTGAATTTGCAGAAAAACCTGCTTGGGAAAAAGGTACTCCTAAACGTGTAAACAATTTAACAAAGTACACCAAGGCAGAAGAACGTGAAGGCAGAGCTAATATGCCCGGTCACGTTAGAGCCGCAATGAATTGGAATAATCTTAAGCGTATGATGAACGACAACTATTCAATGAGCATAGTTGATGGTATGAAAACTATTGTATGTAAGCTGAAAGATAATCCGTTAGGATATACGTCAATTGGCTATCCAACAGATGAAGGACGTATTCCGCCATGGTTCAAAGAACTGCCATTTGATCAAGCGTCAATGGAAACAGGTATTGTTGATCAAAAGGTAGAAAACTTAATGGGAGTGCTAGACTGGAAGATATCAGAAAACACTCAAATATCAACGACATTCGATGATCTATTTAAATTTGAATAATGATTACTGACCTAGTTCGTTTTAGAAATAGTCTATTAGATAATTACAAACAATTAACTAATACTGCTGACCAATCACAAAAACGTAATGTAGTAACACAACTAAACCAAGACAATCCACAGCAAGGATATCTATTAGATCTGGTAAAGCTATATAACTCTAAGGCAGAGCTGGATCGTGAAGTAATTACAACCCTAGACGATATTATCACTGTACTAGAAGCAGATATTCTGCACCAAGTTGAAATACAATTTAGTGGTCCAGACTATCTCGCCAAGTTCAGTGACCGTAATCACGTAAGACCAAGTGGACCATACACACACGAAATACAAGAACATATAAGTTCAAAGATATCAGGATATAGCAGTCAGGCATATCCTAGTTTACAGATAATGCCAATGGAAAGAATATATACAGTCTGTATGGTTGCCAGTGATCCACTATATCTCACTGATACAAACATAAACAAACAATCATTCCGTGATTTATTAAACACATTTCCGCCACAGTATCAATCTAGGCTTCGCTGTTATAAAGTAGCAGACAGGAACTTTGATGAGTTACCACAAGAACAATTTGCATTTGTATTAGCCTGGGACTTTTTCACTGGTCTGGCACAAGAGTATGTAACAGAGTATCTCAAACAGGTCTATACCCTATTGCGTAGTGGTGGTACGTTTATGTTTAATTATGTTAACTGCGATCGTATTGAAGGGTGCATACAGGCACAACAAGGCTCCGAAAGTTGGAATACCGAAACAGCTATTAAGCAGGTAGCCCTAGACATAGGATATGAAATAGCAGACTTACACAATATTTCTAATGCTGAAAGCGACTGGTTTCGAACTGCCAGCTGGATTGAACTAAAAAAACCTGGAAAACTACAGACAATGAAAAATACCCAATCTATGGGAGAGGTCCTACGGAAATGATTTTATCAAAAGAGGTTGCTTACGACCTAAATACCATATATAATAATATTATTAATTCTTTGGAGAACTATCAAAATGCGTGATCATTTATTAGACATCGTAAAAAACACTTATGGCTTAGGTATTATAGACCTAGTTAAAGTTAGTGGTACCGATGCAGAAACAAACATAGAAGCAATAGCAGAAGATCGTAGTGTTATTGTAAAAGCAAAATTAAATACGCCAGTGACTGAATTCAATGGTACATTTGGTATGCCTAACCTAGGTAAGTTAAGTACTATCTTAGGTATTAGTGAATATGCTAAAGACGCTAAAATTACATTGACTAAACAAGATCGCAATGGTGAAAGTGTTCCAGTTGGATTACATTTTGAAAATGCCGCAGGTGACTTTAAGAATGATTACAGATTTATGACACAACAGATTGTTGAAGATAAACTTAAAACTGTTACAATGCGTCAAGTAAATTGGAATATAGAATTTACACCTAGTGTTAATAACATACAGAGACTTAAATTTATGGCATCGGCTAATGCAGAAGAACTTAACTTTACTGCAAAAACAGAAGGTACTGATCTTAAATTATTCTTTGGTGATCATAGCAGTCACGCAGGAGACTTTGTATTCCAGGCTGGTGTTACAGGTACACTAACTAAAGCGTGGGCTTGGCCAGTTGCGGCTGTAAGTAGTATTTTAAGTTTATCAGGTGATAAGACATTTAGAATATCAGATGAAGGTGCGGCACAGATTACTGTTGACTCAGGACTGGCAACATATGACTACATCTTACCAGCACAAAGCAAATAATGACATTTGAAATAGACAACTTAACTGCAAAACAAAAAGACTACGCTGTATTCTTGCCAGCACTAAGTGGCTTTTATGCCACTTATATAGGTAAGCAGAGACATCCTGATCCAAAGTATAAAACATCAAACGGTCTATACATTGAAGACTCACGTATACCTAAAGACTTTGAGAAAGGTATAGAAGGTCTTAATTGGCTTAATCCAAAAGAAGCATACTTTCCATACCAATGGGCATTATATTCAGCAGGTCACGCAGAACTAGATACCAACAAGGTAAGTGCTAAAGAAGATATGATACGTAATAGAGATCGTGCTAATAGTTTTGTATTAGGTGACTCAGGTGGATTCCAGATTGGTAAAGGTGTATGGGAAGGTGATTGGAAAAATCCAAACTGCCCTAAAGCACAAAAGAAACGTGAACTAGTACTTGCGTGGATGGATGCTTATATGGATTATGGAATGATACTAGATATTCCAGCGTGGGTTTGTCGTTCACCAGAAGGTCGTAAGGCATCGGGTATTAACTCTTATCTTGAAGCAGTCGAAGGTACATATATTAACAACGATTACTTTATGAAAAATAGAACAGGTGCCTGTAAGTTTTTAAATGTATTGCAAGGTGAGAATCACGCAGAAGCAGATGATTGGTATGATAGGATGAAAAAATACTGTGATCCTACGCAATATGAAAAACCATTTAATGGTTGGGCAATGGGTGGACAGAATATGTGTGATATACACTTAGTTCTACGTAGACTAGTTACCTTAAGATTCGACGGGTTACTGAAAGAAGGATTGCACGATTGGATGCACTTCCTAGGCACAAGTAAATTAGAGTGGGCAGTATTGCTAACTGATGTTCAAAGAGCAGTACGCAAGTATGTAAATCCAAACTTTACAATATCATTTGATTGTGCTTCACCTTTCTTAGCAAGTGCGAATGGACAAATATATATTCAAACAGAAATTGAAGAGAAATCAAAATGGGTATATAGAATGGTGCCTAGTGTAGATGATAAGAAGTATGCTACAGATACTAGACGTTTTAGTGATGGTGTATTGCAGGATAAAGTGTTTGAAAACTTTACTGATAGTCCAATTAGTAAACGTTGCACTATGAACGATATTTGTGTGTATAAGCCAGGTGATCTAAATAAAATTAACAAAGAAGGAAAAACTTCGTGGGATTCATTTAGTTATGCTATACAGATGGGACATAATGTTTGGAGTCATTTAACATCGGTCCAAGAAGCTAATAGGCAGTATGATATCGGAGTGAAACCGGCAATGATGTCGGCTACAACTGCAGATAAGAAAACACCTAGAGATTATAATGGTATAAATGATTTCCGTGACATAGTAGATATGATCTTTAGTTTAGACAATAAAAGTGATGCACTTGAATTAATTGAACACTATAACAAGTATTGGATGGCTATAATTGGTACACGTGGAGCAATAGGTAAAAAAACTACAAATAGTTCAACTATGTTTAATAATCTATTTGATACGGGTGCAGATGAGGAAGAAATAGTTATCAATGATGATGTTATACTAGATGAGGACAAACTAGATAAACTAGAATTGGAGGAATAAGATATGAGTGGTAAAGACATATTAAGATTAGAAGCACTGCAACTAAAACACAAACGTCTTGATAAACAATGTAAAGAAGGACACAGTAACTATCTGAACGATTCTGAGATAAAAAAGATGAAGACAGAAAAGGCATATATTAAAGCTGAGATTGCTGAACTTAATAAATTGGTAGAAGCAGATAAAGACGTTGACTAATTTGCAAAAAGGCTGTATACTAGCAATATGAAACGATTATATAACACAGGCGAAGCAGAACATATCGAAATGTTTATAGGTGTGGAAGTAGAAAAGACACCTGCATACGGTCTTAAGACTTTGTTTGTTGTTGGTGCATTGGCTCCGGAGAACATAATCACGATCGCCACAGAAAATGACTGCGATCATTTATACTTTGGAGCCAACCAATCATATGATGGCGGTAGTAAACACAAGTGGGACCATATGATTTTCCATTGCCTAAGATTAGGTTTTAAGTGTACATTAGACTTTGATGTTACACACTGTAAAACTGATCAGAAATGGTTAGCTGAATTAGGCAAGTATGAGAACTTTATTCCTCAGATATCAGTTAAGATTCCCAACTTGACACAGTTAGGGGAAAATGCTACAATAAAGATTGATGACATTGATTTTTCTGCTACCAATCCAGGAGTATGGTGTCATAACGTATCAACATTAACTAAAGCAGATTCATACACGGATTGGAGTGAATATGCTAAGGACGAGGTAATATCATGAGTATATTAAATGTACTAGCAGTACAATATCAAGCAAATATAGATCTACACAAAGAAAACATCAAGATTTTTATGGCAAATCCTGTAGGTGTTGCTGAACATATTAACTATGCTGAAAGTATTGAAAAAGAACTTACAGCAATTGCTACAAATATGGATTTACTTGAAGCATTAGAAGAAGTTAACAAATAATGATACAAAATGAAAGAGAGACTATAGAAAGAATCGTAGAGAAGTCGCAGAAGAAAATATGGATAACTTTTCGTAAAGAAGGTATTCATCAGTACCCTGCGGCATTAACCGATCCTAAACTTGCAACTGGTGATGAGTATGATGTTTCATTCCTAGGACACCCACATAGACACATCTTTCACTTTAAAGTGACTATTGATGTTGGGCACGACGATCGAGAAATTGAATTTATACAATTTAAACGCTGGTGTGAAAATCTTTATCAAGATGATGGTATTCTTAATCTTAAAAATCAAAGTTGTGAAATGATAAGTGATGCATTATATATTGAAATTGCTAATAGATATCCAGGTAGAGATATTTGGATTGAAGTAAGTGAAGATGGAGAAAATGGATCTATTGTACAATATAATACTACACAGCCTGGACATTCGGTCGTTATTTAATGGCAAATATATTTTTAATTGATCTTGAAGCAGTTGACACTAGATATACAGGTCAGTGGAAAACTCACGTACCTAAACTATTAGAGGAGGCTGGACACAATGTTACAGTTATTGAAGGACCTAGTGATATTCCCAATGCCACTACTCCTGGCGCTTTTCTTAACTTTGGTGGTACTAACATATACAAGGCTAGACAAGTTGAGGAACTCAGTCGCTTGTTCACTAGNGGTAAANTACACAGTGGGGATCACGTTATCTTTACTGACGCTTGGCATCCTGGTATCATTAATCTAAAGTATATGAGTGAGTTACTTGATATAAAAGTAACGATACACGCACTATGGCACGCTGGATCATATGACCCACAAGACTTCTTAGGTAGACTGATAGGTGATGCCAATTGGGTAAGACATACTGAATGTGCATTCTTTGAAGCTATTGATCATAACTACTTTGCTACAGACTTCCATATTGATATGTTCTGTGAAAACTTATTAGGTATGAGAGATGGCGAACTAGACATAATGAGGTATCGTAAGAAAATTGTACGCACAGGTTGGCCTATGGAGTATATGCCTAAACTATTTGAAGAATACAGTAGCTTACCTAAACGTAACCTTATACTATTTCCACATAGACTAGCACCTGAGAAACAGGTAGATATATTCAATGACCTTGCTTCAGCAATGCCTCAATATGAATGGATAGTATGTCAGTATGAAAAGTTAACTAAGGATCAGTACCACACTTTATTAGGTCAAGCAAAGTTAGTATTCTCAGCAAATCTACAAGAAACACTAGGTATTAGTATGTATGAAGGTGCTCTTTGTAATACTACACCATTAGTGCCAGATAGATTAAGTTATTCAGAAATGTACAGTTCAATATTTAAATATCCAACCGAATATACAGAATCGTGGGACAGTTATCTTGAGTATAGACAAGAACTAATGGATGCTATTGAATATCATATAGAGAATTATGAATCAGTATTACCTAAGGTTAAAGCACAGGCCAGAATACTAGATGAAAATTTCTTTTCAGCAAGTGCTATATTAGAAAACATTGAGTAATCCATTTGATCATATAACAGAGTTTGAAGATGCACTAGCATCATACACTGGTGCCAAATATGCAGTAATGACTGATTGTTGTACACACGCTTTAGAGTTATCATTCTTAGCAACTGGCTATAAAAAAACGCAATTTACTCCATACACATATATTAGTATACCAATGATGCTTAAAAAAATATCTGTAGAGTATGAATTTAATGATATAGAAAACTGGCTAGGCGAGTATCACTTCTTCGATACTAACATATGGGATTCAGCTCGTAAACTAACTCCAGAAATGTATAAGCCAGGGCAGATACAATGCCTAAGTTTTGGCTATGGTAAACCCTTAGTGCTAGGCAGAGGTGGTGCAATACTGTTAGATGATTATGATTTATATAAGAAACTAAAACTTATGTGCTATGATGGTCGTGACCTATCAATAACACCATGGGAAGACCAAAAAGAATTCGTGCTAGGATATCATTATAAACCTACACCAGAAGAAGCTCTAATAGGACTAGATCTATTAGGTAGTCATAACGAACTCCCCGAAATTAAAAAATACCCAAATCTCAATACTTTATCTATAACATAGAAGCTGGTAAGTTCATAAATACTTTACTATGAAGAAGATCGATTGGAAAGACGTTTGGAGACAAGCACGGAACGAATCTAAAAAGCACGGTAACATAGAAGGTCCTGAGAAATGGGCTTTGTATGTAGTCGTAGTATTCCTGCTGTTTTTTGTATTAATATAGAAAGTATCTTCTTTCTTAGATCAGCACGAACCTATTATTTTAGGGTAATTACTAACTAATAAATACTGTATATGAAGAATATATATCTACTTCAGGCCAGTAACCTTGGTGGTTACCGTGGCACTTTCCTTGCTTGGGCACCTTATGCTGTTGGCTGTCTATGGGCATACGTATCACAATTCAAAGAGATTACTGATCACATCGATCTTAAAGAAATGATGGCACTTAAAGAGCCAATTGGTGATATAGTCGATAGGCTAGACAATCCAGATATGTTTGGATTCAGCTCGTATGTTTGGAACTTTAATTATAATATAGAATTAAGTCGTCGTATCAAAGAACGTTATCCCAACTGTAAAATAGTATTTGGTGGACCGCATATTAACAGAAAAACTCTTGGTGACTATCCACATATTGACGCAATAATTATAGCAGAAGCTGAACTTAGTTTTAAGTCTTTACTCGAGGATCTTATTGTTGATGATGTACAGGCTGTATACGAAAGAGAAAGGATTGATAACCTTGATATACTACCTAGTCCGTATGCTACAGGAATGTTTAATAAACTAATCGAAAGTCATCCAGAGCTAGTTTGGGCGGCTACTTTAGAAACTAATAGGGGGTGTCCGTACTCTTGTACTTTCTGTGATTGGGGTAGCCTAACAGCTAGTAAGGTACATAAGATGACTTTGGACCGATTACAAGATGATATCGATTGGATCAAATCCAAACCCAACTTGGTTCAAATTAACATCGCTGATGCTAACTTTGGTATATTTAAACAGAGAGATCTCGAAGCCGCTAAGATTATTAGACAGTCTATCGACGATGGCAATGTAAATGACATACAAATCAGTTACGCTAAAAAGTTTAACAAAGAATTGTACGATATAATCTTATTGTTAAATCAACCAG